ACTGCATTTTCCCCCGCAGTTCCTAATTGTGACAAAGAGCTTCTGTTAACTCCTTGTCCAATATTAATTAAATCCCCGAGCATCCTTTGGTTTGCATCTCTTTGCGCTAAACGGGCCTCGTTTAAACCCCCTGCTAAATTTATTGCTTCCCCACGTTGAGAAGCTCTAGCCTCTTCTCTAGCTTCAACTGCGGTCTGCTGGAGTCCGTACCTTTGCCTATTCCTTTCCGCAATACCTCTGGCAAGTTCAGCCTGTTGCGGGGCATCCTCCCGGGCTGCATCGATTAAAGAAGTATCGTCTCTTGCCGCAATTAAAGCATTCTCAAAATCTCTAAAGTTACGTATGTAACTCTCATGCTGGCTTTGGGCTACATTCCCCATAGTTTTATCAGGATCAGTTACCCTGGGGAGCTGTGAAGCAGAGTAATTTGCCTGTGTATTAGAGTACCCAAGAGTGCCGATTCCTGTAGTACCCTGATATCCACCAGCAGGGGGCCCTGAGGCTGCGGACATTGCATTAGGGTTATAGTTACCCCAATTGGTCATATCAGGATTCTGGTACTGCTTCCAGTTAGATAAATGACTCAAATACATGTGCTTTTACCCCGTTTAGTCAGTATCTGTAGGGTCAGGGGTAAGAGTTCCTAATACACTAAAGGGCCGGTCCATATTAAAAGGCCCCCATTGCTTATACCCAATCTCATTCGGATTATCTGGATTCTTAGTCAGGTTATCACTTCTAGCCGTAAACCACTCACCTGTCTTTTGTTTATTCTTAAACCCTTGCATAGCCAACTGCGAACCAATATCAAACGCGGCTTTCCGTTTAGCCAAACGGACCTGTTGTTTAGCTGAAGCTTTAGCTAAATCTTCGGAGCGCGCAAGCCTAGAAGCCCCGGCTAAAGCATCTCCTGCGTCTGCCGCCTGTCCACGAGCAGTGCCTAAAACACCTACCTGCTGCGTTACTTTAGCGTCCTTCGCCGCTCGATTTGCAGCAAGCATCTGTCCTGTAGCCCCGATAGCTAAATTAGCAGCAGAACCTACATCTTGAGCCATGCTATACCCCTGTGCCCCACCTCCGGGAGACGTTAGAGCTTGCATTGTATCTGCCTGCGCTCGACCTCTAAGAGTCGAAGCCACATCTTCTGTTGCGGCTTTATCACGCATTTCAACCAGAAGCGGGTCATACGTTTGCCGAAAATAACGTTGGTCTGCGGCTGCTATGGCAGCTTGCGTGTTTTCAGTCTCAGACGGCTTGTATTCAGACTTTTTAGGTTTACTCCCCATCAGGAACCTCTCTTGTATATATTCTAGTGTCTAAACTCCATCCATTACGAAGAGCGTAGGCTTCCATTTTAGGAACAGCTGAACGAGCTTCAATAAACCTACACCCCAAGTTACGTGCAATACTCTCAAACCACTCTACGTGGTCTAACCAGTTATTTGTACCTTTAACATAGGTATAGGCGAGCCATATGAGTAAAGTCTTATCATTAGTAAATGTATCGATCTGGCTTGTTAATACGAGGAACCCGATAGGAGAGGTCAAAAGCGTAGCTCTGCCATTAACACACTCGCTATACACGTCCTCAGGTAGAAACGTAAGTTGAGGGGAGCCAGCTAGTATATCTTCTATCCCGGGCCTAACGTTATCCCACTCCAAACGTATGTCGGCCACTTCGGGTACTACAAACTCCTTCTTCTTATGTTCTTCTAAAGAGACGACACTGGTATCCATATTAGAAATCTACCTCTTTACCATAGCGCCTGTATCTATTACGTGGGTTCATACCCACCCCTTTGTACTGTACTAAACGGCGAACACCTAAATCTCCACTACGCGCACGAAGCTCAGCTGCAGCTACTTGTTCATTAAATAACCCCAAGTAATCGCTCGCGGCCACGGGGTCACTCCAATCTCGAGAAGGAACTCGTAGTAATCGGTACAACGCACCAAAAATAATCCCGTCCCTGTAGTCGTTAGCGAACGAAGTACTAATGTTGTTAGTTGTACGCGTAGGCTTCAACGCAACAGATAACTGAATACCGTTAGTTATCTTAGAATTTGGAACCGGGACTACCCAAAAAGTATCCGCGGTCTTTTGTAAGTAAACTTGAGGTTTAGTAGAGCGATCACGCCAATCGGGATAATTAAGCTCTAAACTCCGAGGACTAATAGGGTCTAAGTCCTCTCCATCATAAATCATCCATAAAATGCTATGTACAGACGTACCTGTAGCCTGACCAAAGTCATACTCGTAAGTTCCAGATATAGACGTAATAGGATCTAAATCCTGAATATAGGCCTTAGTCTTTTCACAAAACTCAATAGTAGCCGCACGTAAAGTAGACTCAACTACTGAGTCTGGACATCCGGCCACATAAGGCAATATTTCTTTTACAAGTGACTCATATGAAGCCATTGCTTACCCCGCTGCAGATATTGGCTGAGCTGGGGGAAGAGCTGCAGTAGGTACTGTGTCCTGATTAGGGCTTAAATTAAATTGCGCCTGCCCACCAGCCCCTAAACTACTGCTGAATAACTGAAAATGAGTACCTGCCCGCTGCTGATTCCCTGCGTACTCTGCATCTTTTAGATAGCACCTAAACAATACATAATCAATTACAGCATTCGCAAATATATCATCTACATACAGCGTAGCACTCGTATTAGCTAAATCGGTCGGTGCAGCTGAGTAAACAAGTTCTAAATACATACTTGTACCAGAAGACCCAGGATAAACGTAGAAACTACGCGGGTTATCTTCATCGAATATGTAATGTTTAGCTGTGTTTCCATGCGCTGCGTCTCCAGAAACTGAGGGGTTATGCCAATCCGGTTCCTGGGTATTTAGAATATCCACATCAACAAGCCGTAATGCTCTTCTACCAAGAGCACCGCCTCCATCCGAAGACATATTACGGGTTACCCGAATAAGCCTAAGCCCACCAGCAGGTAAGGACTGTTTAGTACCAGCTACACAAACCATATTAACGGTAACCGCAGTAGACTCTGGACGAAGGTTACAAACCTCCCGTTGTGCATCATTTATGTAACGCAACAATTCTGCTTCGGGCCAACGAATACTCGTTGTATCCTGAAGAATATCTTGTATACGGGAAATTAAGTTAGCCCCTGTTAATGTGCCCGCCATAATTCACCTCATTAATTATTCAGTCTTGTACGCTTCGTTCACATCTGGAGTACTTGGGTCATCGGCAACAAAATGCCCCTCTTCGGTCCTGGCTCTAACCTTTTTCGGTCGACCACGCTTCTTGGGAGCTGCTTTTGTAGCTGCTGCCTTCTTGGGAGCTGCCTTCTTGGGAGCTGCCGCTTTAGGAGCTTCTTTTGCCTCAACAGCACCTTGCTGTAGAGCTTGATACCCTAAATCGTCACCTACCTCACGTTCTTCACCAGCCTTCAAAAATATAGAAGCCCCCCAAGTCGTACTCACATGCAGATCCGTATCTGACTTAATCTTCACTTTTTTCTCCTAAAAAAGATCATTGAGAAAAAGCGGATAGCCCCGAAAGGCTATCCGCCACTATAGCTCTTAGTAAGCGACGTCCAGCCTTACGATGCCGAAGTCCTCAACAGCGCCATTATGGTCGCTGTTGTATTTCGGTTTCCTAAAGCCAAAAATCTTACCAATGGAGATACCGTTCTGGTTTCCATAGTCGAAGGAGTCTTCGACAATCTCAGGAAGCCCAATATCCGCCATAGCAAGAGCTTGTGCGCCAACAAACAAGCAAGCAGAGCCGTCGATATCGGCATTTGCTCCCCATTTGTATCCATTAGACCCGGCGTTGCCTGACGCTCCGGAAGTAGCTCCGGACGTACTAAACACATGCCTGAACTCATGGACCATGACACCGTCAACCATCAAACTTGAAGAACCGGAAAACAATTCGTTATTCGGTCCACGAACCCCAGCATTCCGGACGTTAGCCAGGAAGTCTGAGTCAAGCTTAAGGTCAGCCATCACCTGCGGCGTAATAAACAAGTGGAACACTTCTTCATTACCCGCTGCCCTGATGCCTCTGATGTAATTATCTTTAGCGTAAGCTTTCAGGGCCACAATAGTTGAGTATTTGATAGTGTCAGCAGCTACAACAGCTGTAACATCACCAGCAACTAAACCGTTGGTTGCATCCCAGCGTCTGTGCCTGTTAGTAGTAGGCGCAGAAACATCACCGGAGAACGCCAGATCACTAAGGTTTTGCCCTGAACCCAGGGTATTTCTCAGTGCGCCGTTGTTCTTAAGTGCATACGAGACACCTGACATAGTTAGGAAGCCTAACTGGTCAATACGATCGGCCATTGCATAAGCAAGAGCGTCTCGAGAATGCTCACGGAAGTTGACAACCGATTTCTGGTCAGCAAGTCGTCCTGCAAGACGGTTTGCAAACCTGAGTTGATCAAGTTGAACAACGATATCGTATGCCCGTAATGCCTCTTCATTCCCTTCGAGGGTATTGTCACCAACGATACCGTCTCCAGTCATATCAGCTAGGAGCGTTATTACCGCTCGTGCGCCTTTTTCAGACTGGGTCAGTTCAGATATTCTCTGAACCATAGCGTTGGGGCCACTGCCCGCAAACTGGTTAATGAAGGACATATTTCGGGCAACACGCCAAAAATCACGTGACCAGATCGTGAGCTGTTCACTGGTCAGTGCAGCAAAGTTTGTATTTGCCATTAGCTTGTACCTCAATAGTCAAAGTTATAGACATCGACTTTTGGGGCGATATATACCCGTATACCCTGTATCGTTGGGGCTACGATATCGTATGTTTTACGAGAACGACCTCGATCAGATTAACGCCATGACAGGCGATAACGTTGTTTAACCTGAACGATCAGGGTTAGATATCGTTCTAACGGACGAAAATTCATTAACATCCTACCATAACCTTACCCAAAGTCACCCCGTAGTCTACGAAGTGTATCTTCAGGCAAAGCACCAAATTCGTCATCGGACAGCACATTCACATTCGTAACGGCCTCACCGCGTTTAGCTGTACCCTCTCCTTTTAGGTTGGGGGGCTGAGATTTCGAAGCAACTAACTTCTTCTGAACCGTAGTTTTTTGCCGTTTTTCGGCCACAGCTTTATTCTGCTGTGCTTTTTCCCCCGGTGCGCCTTGGAGCATCTCGGGGTGTTTAGCCGCCAAGGTATACTCAGTAGCCCTGGCTAAAGAATCCGCAGGTTCATACCCCTGGATAATAAAAGCATCTCGCAGTTCAGCAACCTCTTTAGTCAGCTCTTCGTTAAAGGAAGCGCTTTCTTCGTTGAAGACATCAAAAGTGTTTGCAATCTCTATAGCTTTTGCCTGTAGCTCTTGGACTGCTCTATCCTTCTCTACTGTCTGTCCCATCTGCTGCTGCATTTCGAACATAAGCTGTTCTTTCTCGGCCGCGCGCATTTCACTACGCAACTTAGTAGCCTCCTGCGTAGCCCCATCCAAAATTAACTGTTGGTACTCTTCTTCCTTCGTATCAAAATCATACTTAGGGGCTTCGGCCTGCGCTTCGGCCTCTTTCTGCTGAATATCCTCCAGCTGTTTTTGCATTTTTTTGTTCTTAGCCAAAACTTCATCGAGCCTGGACTTAGGCACCATAGGAGATTTAGGGGGTTCAGGTTCTTCTACGACTGCTTCTTCTGCGGCTTCTTGCTCTGTAGCGCCATCTGTAGTTGACGCCTCAACTTCGCTTGTATCCTCGTTAACCGGTTCATCAACTGCCTCCTCCTCTACTACGGCTTCCGCCACTTCTTCTACCGCCTCCTCCGCAGCAGGAAACTCGACCTCCTCTTCGGGAGCCTCCGGTTCATCGAAATTAAGATTTACTTGAAACGGCTCCGCTTCTTCTTTTGATAAAGCGTCTGCCCCAGGCATCCCCTTATATTCTACATCCAATTGTTGTTCACTAGTTTCGGCCATTTGCACTACCTCCTGTAGGTTTCATAGCAGCTACGGCAATTTTTGATGCCGCTTGGGTTTCACTCTGACCCGTACGCACCTGGTTAGTCATTTGGGCTAACCGTTCACGTAGAGCCAATTCTTCACGTTTAATTTCTACTTTACTTTGCATATCTGCAATCTTCAGTTGCGGATCCACTTCAGCAGTCTCCTGAGCTTTGGCCTGATTGAGCATAGCCTCAGACTGCAGCCTCTGCACCTCAGCCTCCATTTGTGCAAGCTCAAGCTGCGTCTTTTTGATCTCCGCTTCGGCTTGGAACTGCATAAGCTGTGCCTGTTCTTCGGATGGGGGTTCTGTTCCCTGCATTGCACGTATTCTTTGTGCAATTTCACCTTTACGCTGCAAGTGAGAGTACTCCACAATCAAATCGTCGGGTATAGGTACACCAACTTGACGTAGCTGGATCGCTTCTGCGAACTGAATCTCCTCGAAACTGTCCCTTGCGGGGGCTGTACCTATTATCACATCGTACTCCCCAAGCGTTAAATCGTTAATAACCATCCCCTCGGGTGTAATTTCATTCACCTTCATGGGCATTCTACGCTTCAACGGATCCGTTTCATCCGTAATTTGAATCAAACGCTCCTCGGTATAGTACGCCTGCACCAGATTAAGCACTTTTTCGGCTAAATATTGTCTGGTTTTCGTCAAATTATCCAAAGGAACCTGAATCATCATGGCCCCCCGGTTCTGCTTGGCCTGAATAGCGACTCCAGACACTTCCGGACTATCGGTACCGAGCATTGCGTCACTAATACCGCTAATCTGCTTAATATTAAGCGCCGCCTTCATACTAATTCGGTCTAAACCAGCAGGAATTTGATTAGGTGGTATCTTCGCAGGGGGACTCGAGCCTCGGTTGAACTCCAATACAAGACCCGTTTCGGCTCCATGTTCTTCAAGGTCATCGGCATTCATGCCGTTCAAAGACCCCGTCTCTACAATCCAACCACTATTGGCAGTCGTATTTACAATGTGTAGTTCCTGAGATGAAATCTTATTGAGCTGTTCTTGTGGTGATATAAGGTTCCGAACCATGCCAAACGGGCGACCTCGCCTCCAATAGGGGAAATAAGGAACGAGGGTAAAGCTATCGTAGGGAGACCACTCATCATGCAAAACTATAAGGTCTGCAGTAGTTGTCCATCGTACTTTGCGGACCTGCTTAGTAAGAATCTCTAAACCAAAATCATCGGCAAACTTTTCTC